TCTTCCTCTAAACCTTTAGCTAATTCTAGAGCATAAGCATTTAGCCCAAATGGGTCTTTTACTTTTTTCTTTTCATTTATTGTATCTGTCCAATTTCTAAATGTCATTGTACCTACTAAATTAGCTTCTTGTTCAATTTTATCTAATTTATCATCCCCCATAGTATTAGTTGTTTGAATATCATCTAATCTATCTTCTAACCATTGGGTATGGTGAACCATTTCATGGGCGAATGATCTAACTATATCTTTTGGATGTCTGCCTTCAGTATATAATGTTATTGTTTGGGTATCAGGATTATAGTGAGCTGTCTTCCCAAAGAAATCTTTAGCATTTTCTATATCACCATTTATAAATTCTACTTTAGGTAAAGGTTCTATATTTCTATCTTTTTCTATCATATAATCCGTTAAATCTTGTATCATTTGCTTATAATCTATATCTTTAGAATATGAAGCATTTTCATTTAATACAGGGGAAACTATATCAAATACTTTACTTTTATCTTCTTTTGATAAAACATCAGGTAAAAATGGAGTAAAATAAGGTTTACCTTTTTTGAGTGCTGTTCTAGCATTTCTTCCCCTCATACCTTCATCTTGAGTAGTAATAATCTTTAAATTTAAGTTATCATGCTTTTTTGCTCCTTTAGATCTACTAGCAATGTCTTGATTATCATCTTCAGCTCCCTCTCTTCTACCCATTATCCAATAAATAATATCTTGGGGATTTTCTTTAGCAAATCTATAAATATCTCCTATTGGAGACTTTACGGGAAGGATTTTGACTTTTGAGGGTAAATAATTTTTATATATATCCCAAATTAAAATAGCTTCAGATTGGGAAATGCCATTTCTTTCCCCACTACCCACTAATATAATTAATTCATCAATTTCTGGGTATTGGTTTAATGTTTCGCTTACTACTTCAAAATGTCCTCCTATAGGGGGTTTAAAACCCCCACCATAAAGAGCAACTATCTTCTTATCTTCTTCTAATAATCCTTCTAGTAATTCTTTTGTTAATGAATTCATCGAGTTAAAAATTGTTGTATTTTAGCTTGTGCTTCTTCAGCTGATACGGAGTTATCTATAATACCTTTTACTCCTTTATCTGCTAATAATATTTTAATCTGTGCCCTAACCTCAGCTTTGTTTTTATCCGATCTAGCTTGTTGAGCTGGGGTTTTAGGTTTTTTATCTTGTGGTTCAAATGGGTCTAAATATTTTTTTACTATATCTTCCAGATTACCTAACTTTTCATCTTTTAAAGTATTGGCAACTGAAACAAATTTATCACCAAACTCATTTTTATATTGATTATAATTTTGAGTTACCGAATTCCATGTTCTTAATACTATGGCCGGTGCTAAACTTCTATCTTTACCATCTGATTTTTCAAATCTATCTTGATTTTGTTTTAATGAACGTTCTAAATCAGTATAAACATAAAGCATAAATACCTCATACCCTGCTTCTTCTAATTCATTCTTTAAACCAAGTGTTGCTCTTGTTGATGCCCCTGTTCCATCTAATATAAAGGATTCCTTGCCCTCAATTGTAGAAATTATATCATTTTTAAATTCCTTATTTGCCAACGCCATTGCTTTAGCCGATTTACTTCTTTCTTCTGGTGATGAATTTTTTAAATCTAATGATACATTTGCTTTTTTTAGATTATTTATATAGATGTTATCTATATTTAATACTTTTAAATCTGCTAAATCTAAACCACGTAAAATATAACCTTTACCAGCTCCAGGAGCCCCTGCTAATATAATAGCTTTAGGCTTATTAATAGCTTCTTTTAAAATTTTAACTAAACTTATCATATATTTTTGTTATAAATATTATAAGTTTCTTTTTACTGTAGTTTTAAATTCTGTGAATGTGGGAGAATGTCTAGGGTTTTCTAAATCAAATAATTTTTTGACAGTATTAAAAATATCAATATTTTCTTCTTGTGTACGTGGAGATTCGTATATCTCCCAATTTTTACCTTTTAAACGTTTTCCCTTTTTATCTTCTCCTCTTGATTTTGACTTTAACCATAAAACCCCATGGCGATCTATCGTTTTACCATAACATTCTTTATACATTTTACCATAAATAGCTATTTGTAAATCGTGTGTAATTTGAAGATTATTTGAAGTTTTAAAATCAATAACCCATAATTTATCATCTATTTCACAAATTAAATCACAGGTACCTGCTATTTTTAGTTCATCTGAAAATAAGTGGACTTCTGTTTCTATTAATGTAGGGTTATAAGTTTCCCAAAAATCAACAAAACGTAAAAACATTTGCCAAATATTAGGGTTATATACAGGAACTCCATTTCGAAGGAAATTAAGTTCTTTACCATTAAGATAATCTTCAATCATTTCATGTACTTGGGTACCTTCTTCACCTGCTTTTTTTACAATCCAATCAGCACTGTAACCTACTTTTTTTAACCAATCTTGAAAATGTTTACCCTTAGGATAATAACTCAATACATAGGTTACTGATGGGTAGTATTTTCCATTTCTTCTATAATATCTGGCATCTGGTAGAGTTATTTGTTTTGAATCTTCACTAATTTCTAAAATCCTATTATAAGATTTCTTTATATTTTTTTTACTCATACTAATTGTAATTTCCTTTCCATTAATTGATAGGGGGTTAATGGGGTAGTTTTGTGAATTAAATTTGTGAAATTAGTAAATCCTATTTCACTGGGGTCTTTCCCCTTAAGGTCTATTAGATAAACTTCTTTACCTTCATTAATAAATTTTTCTGAAAATTTGATTGTTTGTTTCATAGCGTCTGTGTCTAAAGCTATGTATATTTTTTTAATAGTTGATGTAACTATTTTTTTCATTAATTCTGATTGGATATTTTTTCCTAATAGGGGGATAGCATTACGTTTTATAGCTATAGCATCAAACATACCTTCACATATTACTAATGGTAAGGACCAATTAATTAAATGTTCATTAGGTATTATATTCCTTGATATTTGGGGATTTTTGTATTTAATATATGGATCTTTTTCAAATGATCTTCCTGTATAATAATTTAATTGGCCATTCTTATTATAAGAAGGTATAATAATCATTTTAGCATATTTACCATATTCACAATAACCTATATTATATTTCTCAATATCCTCAATGGTAATTCCTCTTCTTTTTAAATAATACCAAGCTTGTTTGCCTATTATATTTTTATTATTATCTGTTATAGGAGTAAATTCTTTTGGTAATTTTAAATCGTATTTAACTACTTCTATATCTTTAACCTGGTATCCTGTTTTTACTAAAGATTTTAATTCAGAAAAATACTCAGGAGATGCTTTAATTTTTTTAAATAAAGTATTTAAATATTTTCCTCTTTCATTACATACCCAACAATGCCAAGGGTGGTATCCTTTTTTATTATCGGTAAAATTAATTTCTAGTTTGGGTTTATAATGATTGCATAGGGGACAATGGAAAGCTCTATTACCACGAGCAGTTCTTTTTCCTTCACCTAATACTTTACTTACTAAGTTTACAAGCAGTTCATTAATCATATGGGGGAATATACAACCATTATTTTGTATCTCCAAAGTCACGTGAAAAAAACTTACCTAATATATTATCATTAATATGAGCACTATATTTATTTTCTAATACATCATTTAGAAATAAATGTTTAGTTTCATAATAAGTAAGTAATTTTTTATTGGGAACAAACTCTAATATGCGCTTTTCCCAATTTCTTTCTGTGTTGTCTATTTTAGATAAAGAAACAATTTCCTTTTGGGATCCAAAATAATTTTTCCAATCAGACTCAGTTATTACTTTTTGTTTTAAAGGTATACGTCCTCTAAGACCTTGTTTAGTTCTTTCTTCTTTTAAAATTTCTAGTGCTTTTTTGCCTAATTTTTTATTTCTTTTAAAATAAAGTGCTTTTTTACCTATATATCTTACATCTGTAGGTTTGTACCTAACTTCATAGATAAACCCATAAGTTCCTTTTGGCATATCTTCTATTGATGTTATAACCCTTCCCTGGTGTGTCCAGGTAGCGGTTGTTGGCATATTTTTCATTTAAATATTATTAAAAAGATTAAATTGAATCAAATGCGACTTGTATTTCTAAGTCTGCATTCATGGGAACTTTTGTGGGAACAGATAATTTTCCAATAGCTAATAAATTTTGATCATTATCATATAAACCAACAGTTGTAATATAAGGACTAAAATATGATCCTGTTGCAAAATCTTTATAAACATAATTTGTTCCTAAGGGAACATTTACCTGACTACCTGAAAGTATTG